TACAAGGCTACGTTTCTTAGCCTCAACCGTTAGCGACAATTTATGAACTCGAATACTCCCACCCACCACATTTCAAGCATTCATATACTAATCCATTTTCGCTTAATATCATTCTTTTTCCGCAACAAATAGACCCTTTACCATCGCCATTTTTCCAAATTTTTCTTCTGTCTAAACTGTCGCTAACACCAGATAACAACAATTTATCATTGCTATTATTGATGCTTTCTACTTTATTTTTACTTTTATTTTTCATATCTAATTATGTTTTAAACTGTTGTTATCTGTAACCGTTATATGCAATGCTACGACAGTGTGAAAAATTCCTGTTCATCTCCTAAGTAGTTACCTCGTTTTGAATAATGAATTTGTGAAATGAAAAACTCACCAACTTTACTGTGTATCTTGGCATAATCTTTCATCGGTTCTTTATTCAGACAGCACCATATACATTCAGGGTCTATCTCAGTTAAATCTTCTTTAACATGTCCACTTTTGAATAAAGCGTATCCAATAACTTCATTTTCTAAAGTTGGTGTTAATCCTTTGTACTTATATTCTTTATAGTTTTTCATTTCAAAATGTTTTTTAATCCGCACTGAAATAAGGTTGCAAATCCGTTATGGTGCATTTTAAAGACACCACTTCTCCTTGTATCTTTTTATAAAATCTTCTTCAAATTTTGTCACATAGCCACATTTCGGACAAACAAACTGTTCTCCATTAAATTTAGTTCTTGGATTATCACAACCATTTGCAACAGGAGGTCTTGGTATCATGCTCCCACAGTAAGGTGTGTATCCTTTTTCATTCATAAGATTTTCTCTCACTATTGTTAATTCTGTCATAATAAAAACGCACCATAACCTTGTATATAAAACAGTGGCGTTATAGTGTCAATTTAAACCACTGTGCAGTTTTTAAAGTTTGTCGGTGTGCGAAAAGTCCTGCAATCAATCGCCACATTTCCAACACTCAAAACCGACAACCTTTTCTCTGTTGTCATCATACAATATTTGATTAACTGTATCTGCTTGCGATGGGCTTACTTCCTCCCCGCACTTACACTTGCAAAAATCTGTGATATAAAAACCAGCCGATAACAGCAAGTTAGCGTTATTGCCTGTTTCTGTGGTTTTCGATGCTTCGTCTCTATTTTTTGCTTTTTTTTCCATGTTTTTAATATCCATTTTGTCTTTTTTATTTGTTTACAACATAAAGATAATATAAAATTACCTAACTTCCAAAGAAATTAAGCAAAAAAACATAACTTGTTGATAATTAATTGATTTTAGTGAATGCAGATTTACCTTGACCTGCTAGTTTTAACTGCTCTAATTCAAGGTCTAATTGAAGTAAGCTTGTTTTAATTGTGCTAAAATTAGGATTAGCTATAACTGGGGCTTGAGCAACTGTTCCTGGTGAAAGTAATAGTGTATTTACTATTTGATTGAGAGAGTTTTGTATTTTCTTTATATGGTCATATAAAGGTTCAGCAAAAGGAGGGGAAAATTTTTCATTTGATTGAGAAGAAAGAAAACTAAATTTTTTAGCCTTCATATCAATATCCGAAGTTAATTCAATTTTAGATTCATTTTGAGTTCCTTCATTTTGAATTAAAATTGTTTTTTCTTTATCAAATAAAAGTTTGTTTTTATCTTTACCTTTAATTCCAACCTGATAATTGATTTTATAAGAACGTTCTTTCCAAGCTTCTCTATTTCTTAAACCGGGAGAATTATCATAAGCTGTTTCAATAACATTCTCTGCATTATCCCAATCAAAACTATCTCTTATTAACCTATCAACATCAAAGACGTTTAAATTGGATAATTCTTCAAATGCTGTAATCCAAACCCTTCCATTATAAGGAGTATTGCGATTAAATAAAGCTACTAATACAACACTATTATTTTCTGGAGTATTAACGAATCGATTATTAGAAGGCATACACCAAGGTAAATCGGAATCATATTTAGAATCATCTGCTTTTTTTCCATTTTCATCAGTATAAAAAATATCATCAATTATAGGAATTCTAATTTGTAATCTATTTCCGTTTTCAGGATCATCAGAATTCATAACTTGACCCAAAAAGAAAGGAAAATTACTAAGATCTGTTCCTGATGACATACTATCAATAAGGAAAGATCTTATTTTATTTCGCGGATTAGCCGCAGTTAATCTACTTTTCTTAGGTCTTGGTTGCATTACGTATTGCTAATTCTTCTTGTATAATTTTTAATTCATCACACTTTCTCTTAACTTCATCTAAATCAGTTATAATCTTTTTTCTTTTACTTTCAATATTTGAAATTAAATCAGAAGCTTTACTTTGAAGTTCTTGTGTTGTTATTTCAGAATATTTATTCATCTTCTTTAGTATCTTCTTCTAATGTCTTAACTCTTTTATAAACATCGGAAATATCCTCTGCAGAATATTCATCAGTTCCTTTTTTAGCAGTTGCTAAAACTTCTTTAGCTTTAACTCTATCTCTAATTAATGTTAATATCTTTAACATTCTATCTCTTGCAGCGCCTTTAATCTTTAAAGCTTCATTAAATAATTCACCATAAGCTTCAGGGCCATATTGTTTGTTAACTAAAGTTTTATAAAACTGAACGTTTTCTTTTGTTTCATCAACATCTTCAATAAGGTCATTTAACATTTCATTAATTAACGCCTCAAAGTGCTCATCATCAAGTTTAATATTTTTTTTAGCCATTGTTTTTTATTATTAAATATTACCTTCTATGAATGTTTCTAAATTTTCATCGTCATATAAATCACTAGCCTTTTTCTTCTTTTTTGTAATACATAAACTATCAGAACTTTGTGTTATTAAAGTTTTTATTTTTTTTAAACTAGTTGATACAACACTAGGAGAAAGATGTGTATAGCTAACTAATAAGCGCACAAACTCATTTTTATCTTGAAAATCTATAGAATGCCAATTGTTAAGCATGTAGGTTAAAGAATTATTAACTATAATATCATTTTTAGTTAATTTACATTTAGAAGGCAATTTAGTTAATATATTAACAATCTCAACTTTTAAATCTTCAAAATCTCGAAAATCAGATTTTGATTGAGAGATATCAGATTTAACTTCTGCAATGTTTACTATTCCACCATATTTAGCTATTTTTTTATCTGCTGCTATTTTAGCAGCTAAAATATGATTCTTTGCACAAGTTCCAAAATAAGAAAAAGCTTTAACTAATTCTCCATCTTTGCCCATTCGATTTAAATCAAATCTCTCTAATTGGAAAACAATATGATAATAAGTAGCCTCTTCTAATTCATCCAAAGGAATGCCAATAATTTTTTGAAACTTAGGCATCCTCATAACGCCTTTAACTAATTTTTTTAAAGCAGGGTCAATTGTTTTTTGGAACAATTGATTTTTTCGCTCTTGATTGCATGTAGTTAAATATTCTCTGATAGCTTCTTCAGCTTCTTCAAAATATCCTTTCGGTGGATTCGGTTGAGTTTCATGCATTAAATTTCTTTAGCTTTTTTAAACTCTTCTTTTTTCAAAGTTTCATCCTCACCTTTTAATTCATAATCATGAACTAAAGCAACAAAAGATTTTGGAATTCCTACTATAGTTATTTCTTGTGCAACTATTTTATTTATTGCATTAAACTGATAGAAATATTCAAACGTTTCATCAAAGTTAATTTTTTCAAAAATATCTTGTGGAATCAAACATCCATATAAAGTGGTATCAATTTGTTTATTAGCTAAAGTTTTATCTAAAAATCCTACTTCCTCTGGTTGCATGTAAGATTTCCAAACGCAAGTATTTAAAAAACCTTTAGGAATAAATTCTTTATTATCTTCTTGTAATAATTCAACTAAAGGCAAATACATTTCCTTGCCTTGTTCAACAATCTCTGTATTGTTTATTATATAATCTTCAATAAACTGCCCTATGTGTTCGTTTACAGTGCTTGGACTAGGAATGATACATATATAATCATACTTTATTAAAGAAGATTTTATATAAGTGTTTAAAGCAATTGCTTCTTGCTTTCGTGAATCGGCTACAACTTCACCTATTGAATATTCAATTTTATGAGAATTTAATTTTGCTCCTTCAATTGATTGTTTTGTTGTTTCGCTTTTATCATTTGTTGTTTTTACAATGATGAAATGTATTTTCATTTTATTTCTAATTTAAATTTAATTGACTTTCGGTTTCTTACTTCTATATTTCCTGTTACAATATTATCTTCTTTTTCTAACTTGCAAGATATAATGGGTAATTTCAAATATTCATTTATTTGTTTCTTTATACTCTCTATTAACCTTGTTTCGTTTTTTTCTTTATCTAAGTACTCTTTCTCAATTACGTCTTGAACTATTACTCCTATAAGTTTAGTACTTAAATCTATATCTTTTAACCCTTTAAAAGATTCAAAAAGAAGATTATATTCTTCCATTTAAAAATTTCTTACGTGAGTTTCACCATTGTTTTCAGAAGACTCTGTTCTTACTTGACCCTTAACAGGAGTTTGAACAACCTGACTTCTTTGTATTAAACCTTCACCTTTTTGTAACCTTTGTTCTATTACTGCTCTAGCTTCTAAATAACTTAATTTATTTTCCGTCATTAAAATACCAATAGCACTTTGAAAATCTTGTTGAGTTACATTTTTCTTACCTTCAACTGTATTTGTTACTACAACTTCTTTTCTTTCTACAGATTCTATAGTTGGAGAAGAAATATTATTTATTACAGTTTCGACGGGAGTTTCAGTCTTCTTATAATAATCATAAGCCTTTTTCTCTTGTTCTGTTTGATTAGATACAGAAATAACATTTTGTGGTTCAATTGTTACTTTTGCTTCGACAGCAGCTTCAATTTGTGCTTCATTAGGAGTTTCAACGGGAGTATAACCCATTTTTCTGTTCATCTCGTCAATTTCCTTTTGAATGTTTTCATCAACAAAAACTACTTCTTCATTTTCAGAAGCTTCCTTTTGAGTGTTTTCATCAAAATTAAAGGAAGCTTCTGCAATATCATTAGACGAACCTAATAATTCCACAAGAGGAGTTACACCTTCTGGATCAACCTTAACCTCTTCTACCTCCTCAATTTCATTTATAATAGGGTTAGTTTCATTATCTTCCATATTTTGTAAGATAGTTGACTCCATTTTCTCTTTAGAGATTTCTTTTTTAGTAGTCTTTTTTGTTTTTTTAGTTTTCATTATTCTGTTATTTGTTCGTTTATACTTAATTGTTCATCTGACAATTTGCCTTCATCCACTGCATTTTTAATTGCGACGAAAGTTTGTGTTTTAATTTGCTGGAATTCTTCAAAAGTATTTATTAAGTTAGTTACTATTTTATCAGAAGAGAATCCTTCTGTTATTTTTTTATCAGTAACAACTCTTGTTGGATTTACTATCCAACCATAACAGAAATTAGCTATAGCTTCTGTTAATACAAATAAATCGTTATTTGGAAGCCACATAATTCCTTCTTGATTAGCTAAATGTGTCATTCCTCTTCCATAAATACTAATTACTGGAATTCCCATTGCAATTGCTTCAACAGGTGGAGCTGGATAACCTGCGCCTTCATCAAGAAAAACTAAAACAGCACATTGTTTTAAACTCTCTATATATTGATGAGTAGAAAGTTTCTTTAAAATTTTAAATTCGAAAATATCTACAAAACGATATCTTGCATAGAATGTATTAATAATTTGAGAAGCATCTTCTCTGTTTCTGGTCATTAAACCAATAACTGGACGAATTTTTTCCTTGATCGGAGCAACTAATTTATCTAACTCTAACTCATAGCCAGTTACATAATAATTTAAACCAGGCCATATAGATTTATAATCATCAGCTAATTTTTGAGAAACACAAAGAACATCTTGGAATCCTAAATTACCCCAATTTAAACCAGGTTTAGCAGTTATTACACCACCATAGCCAAATGCTAAAACTATTTTATGTAATGTTTTCATTTCTGCCATGTTTTCCATAACAGTCCAGAAACCATCTGGAATAATAACAGAATCGGTTGGTCTAAAAGAATAAGTTGATTCTGTTAAACGATTATTTTTCTTTTCTTGAAGATAATCAATGTTTAATTCTTTCTTCCATTCATAATTTAACCAATCAGCCTTAAAACCTTTAACCTCATGTAATATTCTTACTGTGAAACCGGCTTTATGTAAACGATAAGCGTATTCATATATAATTTTAACCATTGAATTAGCAAATGGAATATCAGGACAATAAAACAAATACCTGTTTTTCTTATTTGCTATAATTTCAAATATGCCATCTAATTTTTCGTAACGTCTATCTTTACGCTCCTCTTCTGTTAAAGAAGCATCTAATTGATTTCTTCTTGCAGCATTTAATTCTGCTACAAATACTGATTCTTTTTTCTTCTTAAATTTATTTCCCATTTTTTATTTTTTTTTCTATGCTCATTAACCATTCTAAAAGAGCTGTTGAAGGTTTTCTTGATTCATTTGTTGGAATTAAAACCTTTTTATTATCTTTATAAGGATTGTATATATCAATAAATTCTCCTTCTATATCACTTAACTCCTTTTCCGTAACAAAACGTACTTCTTTAGGAAATAAACCTAATTTACTTAAATAAGCAAAAGTATTAAGAATTTTTCTTGAATGTGTACACTTATCAATTAATACAACATCACATACTTTAGATTGGCAAATATTAAGAAGGTGTATATCCTCCTTCTTTGGAACTAAACCTTGTCCAAATAAATTAAAAGACCAATCTTCAATAAATCTTAATAAATGTTCTTTGTTGTAAAAATATTTCCCCCAAGTATAATCAAAATCTACTCCCCAATTTTCTTGAGGGCCAATATGCGTTTCATAGAAATTATATCCTTCAACATCTTTCATATGTAAAGCACTCCAAAAATCTCTTTCAGATATATCTTTTTTATTTTCATTAGTTGCAATTTCCATTCCAGTTAATACTTGCTTTCTCATAGCAATATAACAATCTTTGAAATTAGGAAATCTTAATGTATAGTCTAAAACAACTCCAATTTTAGCTCTTGACATAGTTATTTATATTAATTCTAAATAAATTTAAAAAAATTTTTCAACATTCTGATTTTAATTTACAATATTTACAAAAATCCTTTAAATGAGGATGAAATTTAGCTTTTACTAATTCCTTATCTAATGACTTTTTAAACTCGTAAATCTCTAACGCGACCTTCTTTATATCTTCAACAATGCAATTCATGAAATCAATACTACTCTCTAATTCATATTGTATTATATCAATAGGCTGACGTGATAAAACACAATATCTTATTATAATATCTTCAATAGGAATATTGTGTTTTTGAGAATAGAAATACTTATATAAAACAGGTTGTCCAAAATAAATTTTAGACATTATATTTTGAGACTCTTTTACATTTAAAGGTTCATGAGTTTTCATTTTAGAATATAACTCATCAAATCCTATTTCCCCTACTTTCTTTTCTACATCCCAAGGTTTTAAAGCTGTCTTCCAATCTAAAATCATATGTTTATTTTCAACTTTGTGTTTAGCTGCAAAGTCAATAAAACCTTTAAAATATAATTGTGTTCCATCTTCCGCTGTAACTAAAGGTTCATATATAGCTTCTTCAACTCCTATTATTTTTCCTTCATTATCTTTGGTTGGTTCCCAGTTTTTAAATCTACTATAAAAATCTAATTTGCTTAATAATTGAATTCCATCTGATCCTAAAGATTTTCCAAAATAAGAATTAGAAAATACAGTACTACTTTCCGCTTTTAATTTTTCTCCAAAAAGTTTGGCATAAGTAAACCTATTTGGATTTTTTAAAATAATTTCTTCTATACTTTTATGTAATGCACTTCCAAATACAAGAAATTCATTAGCCGGCTCTTTACGACCTGAAATATATTTTAAAAACCATTGATAAGGACACCATTTGTAATTAGTATATTCAGAGAAGGATATATGAACTTTTACTTCTTCCTCTTTTTTTATTTCTTCACTCATTCATTAATTTTCGAGCCATGCTCTTTAGCGAAATCTTGATAACCTTTAATAAATCTTACATGAGGATCTTGATTAGGTCCAAATATTCTCATTGTCGACGAAAATTCTTCAACATCGTGGTCGACTGTTCCCATTTTGTCTGTATCTATATCTCTCACTAAATGAGAAAGTTCGTGGTGAATTAGTCTAAATTTAGCATCTGGACTAGCGTTTTGCCATCTATCAAAACCTATTAACACAACAGCATCTAATCCATGTAATACTTTCTGTAATTCGCTTTCAGCTTTAACTTGACCTAATATAGTACCTGTATCTGATTTAGGCGCTTTCTTTTTAAACACATAACCAATATTACAGCCATTTAAATCATTTCTGTAAGAATCAATAATTTGTTTACCTATTTCTTCTACTTCTTCAGCTAAAAGAAATTTTACACTATCAGCAGGCCAATTATCTAAAGGCGGAGTTTCCATTACCCAGCCATGTTTTTTCATTATAACATCACCAGTGTCGAAAGGATTATCAACACTATCTTGTTCCATTTCATTGTTTTTCATTTTATTATTTACTTTAAAGTTATTAAATCATTAAAAATTGCAAAATCTACATTTGCTCTAAAACCACCCCTTAATCCTTTGACAATTACACCTATAGCGTTGTGGGAATGTAAACTTTCCATGTGTGAACAGATTATTTTAAAATCTTCTATGTCTTCATTTTGGTTGAATTGCTCAAATAATAACCTTAAAGCATCCTCAACAAACTTTTGATATGAACCATTCATTTCTGCAAATGCTTGCTCATCTTCTCTTTTAACCATTACTTGAGTTTCTGTATGCAAAGCTTTTAAACATATTTCTTTTAAATCTTCAATCCAAATAAAACTACCATCTTTAATTTTAACATATGTTCTAGCAACGCTTCGTTGAGAATGAGATATAAAAGCTTTATTTCTTGTTTCTTCAGCATGACAACCTAATTCGTAAGAACAAGGACAAGCCGAAGAGTAAATAAAATCAAAAGTAATATATTTTGAAAACTCTCCATCTCTATTTAAACTTCCTATTAAAGCAACATTGTAATATTGCCAACCTTCTAAATCAGAACGAAGAGATTGTTGTAAAATTGGGTAAGAAAAACTTAAAACTATTTTTGCATCAAAGCTACCCAAATTTTCTTTATATGATTTTAAAATATTTTCTATAATATCTAAAGAAAATACTTCATTTTGAAATTCATAAAATGAGCGAGTAATACGACTCATGTTTATTCCTTTCTTTTGCCCTTCTAAAGATACTGTTCCTGTAACTGATGTTTCTAAAGTAATTGTACTACCATCTCTTCTTTTAAAAGTTAAAGGTAATTTAAAATTATGTATTCCTACTTGTTGAATAGAAACTTTAGCTCCTTTAATTAAACTTGAAGGTCCGTTTTGTAAATCTGGTAGTGTTTCTATATATTCCTTATTTGATTTTAACGTATCATCATATTCGTAACTTATTCCTTCTTTCATTTATTTCTCGTTTTACTTAAATTTAAAATAAAAAATTAATATTTAAAGAAAAAACATTAATGAAAACTGATATAAATTTTTTATTAGAAAAAGTTCTTAAAGAAAGTGTTTATTCCATTGAAGATATTCAAGAGGCTATAAAAACACAAACACCTATAACTATTACTCAAACTAAAGATAGTGAAGATGGTGCTGTTACAGCTCAATTTAATGTTGTTCCTATTTCAATTGATCAAGATATTATTACTGGAGAATCAGATGAACAAGGTTCTATAGAGTTTAGTTTAGGTGATGTTGAAAAAATTAATTTCTTAGGTGAAGCTGGAGTTAAAGTTCAAATGGATACTTTAGGTAAAATGGACGTATCTAAATTGGATAAAATAGCTCAAAAGTCAGATGTATATATTACAGAAGATGAAGAAATATTAACTGCAGTTAAATCTGATTTAGAACAACCTAAAGAAGAAGAACCGGAAGTTAATCTACAAGAATTAGCTCTTTATAATGTTAAAAACTGGGCTACTCAATTAGATTTAGAATTAAGTGATGTTAGAACTTTTGGACAAAATGTAAAAGAAATTACATTTGAAGATAGTGAACGCTTACATACTGTATTAATTTATCCTGATGGAGGAATAAGATTATCAAATCATCTTGTTAGAAATTATAAAGATTTTTCTAATATTGTGGAATTTCATAGAAATTTATTATAATGAATAAAACAAAACTATTAGTTGAGAGACTAGAAAAACTGACCGGAAGAAAAATTGTTTTAAAAGAAAATCAAACAATAGAAGAATTAATGAAAACTCGTGAATGGGAAAGTGTAGTGATAGAAATTATTGCTGAGTTAAAATATATTAGTAATGCTCCTGATTCTGTAGCTTACACTCAACTTCAAGAATATATCAAACGTCTTTCTGACGCTTATGGAAATTTATAAAAACGCAAGGCGCGGTAATCTAAAATGAAAACAACATTTATATATGAGTTAATAGACCCAATAACAGATGAAACACGTTATATAGGTAAATCTGATAACCCCAGTAAAAGATTATCAGGGCATTTAAAAGACAAATCACATACTTATAAAGTCAGTTGGATTAAATCTTTAAAGAACAACAATCTATATCCCATATTAAATATAATTGATGAAGTTAATGAAAGTGAATGGCAATTTTGGGAAAGGTTTTATATTAGCTTATATAGAAGTTGGAATTGTAGATTAGTTAATTTAGCCCAAGGTGGAGAAGGTGGATCTTTAAGAAAGGGTTATAAGACTTCGGCGGAAACAAAAAGAAAAATAAGTTTAGCTCATAAAGGTAAAACATTCAGCAAGGAGCACAAAGAAAAAATTTCTAAAAACCATAAAGGGGGAGTTTTAGGCGCTCTTTCTGTTGAACACCGACAAAAAATATCTGTTGCGCTTAAAGGAATAAGCAAAAAGAAACCTGCATGGAATAAAGGTAAAAAAACTTCAGAGGAAGCAAAAAGAAAAATAAGTATAGCTAAAAAAGCAAAAACTATCGCGCCTCGAACCCTTTTCACTCCGATAATGGTAGGATAGGGAAAATTTAATTATTTCTTATGACATGGATTTGATAAAACAAGTTTTTTAGTTCTATTAACTTTCATAATTCCTTCTAAAGCAAAACCTTTTTTCTTAACTCCTCTTTTTTCACAATCAGTAGTAAAATAAACAATACCGTGAACTATATATTCTATACCTTCATCTAATTCCACGTTATCCATTTCAGAAATATCTTTTAAGATATAAACTGAAAAGTTACAAAAACCCCATTTTTTAAATTTCCAAACATAATCCCATTGAGCTGCATCTCTTTTATAATCCGTTTTATAAATAAAAAAATCTGCTAAAGAAGAATCTTTTGTTTCTAATAAAATTAAATCAGCATCTGCGGGATGTCCCATCTCAATTACAGTTTGTCCTTTTAAAGTCAAACTTGAAATGAAAATTAAAATATAAATTATTGTTTTCATCTTAATCTTATTATTTCTTCATGTATTTCATTATTTCTAAAAAAAATATGTCCAGTTGCTTGATAAGTAGTATTTCCTATTTTTTTTGTTACTTGTACTGGTAATATTAAAACTGTATTATCTTGAGCCGGTGTCTTTTCATATTGAAAATATGCTCTACCGTTTTCATCAGTGAGTTTTTCTATACTAAACTCACTACTAGAACCATTAGGTGGAATTGTTTTAACACTGGCGTTAGGAATAGAAGTATTGCTTAATAAAACCCAAACAATTGCTTCTCCTGGTTGATCTTTTTTACAAGTAGTAAAAATGAAACTAAAACTCGAAATAATTATTATTCCTATAAACAACTTAAATACTTGTTTGTAATCAGCGTTTAAAACATTTATATATTTTATTAACTTCATTGTATTAAGAGTTCTTTAGTTTTTGTATATCTATATACAAAATATGTTTTTCAATGCTTAGAGCGCGTTTAAATGAGTTTTTTACCATTGTTGTTTGTCTTGTATATAAGTGTTATTTTCTCTTAAATAATTAAAATTATTTTCATAAGTAGAACATGCTTTCTTAAACTCTCCCAAATCTTCTTCTGTTAATTCAAACCATTCTCCTAATGTTTTCTTTGATAAAAACCTTCTATGTAAAGCTGACTCTAATTTAAATTTATTTTTAGTTTCAAAAGTTTCTATGAGTTCCAGTCTTTCCCCATTAGCTGTTTGTAATTGTTTTAACCTCTCTTCAGGATTGTCTGAGGAACCGATTTTAAATAAACTGGAATAACTTTGTTGCGCTAAATATATGAAAGAATTTTTTTTCATTAATATCCTGGGTCAAAATGATAAATACTATCATTGTATTTTCTCTTTATAATTACTTCATCTGGAGAATAAGCATTTTTAATTAATTGTAAATTGTTAGAATCAAGGATTACACTATAATCATCTATAGTAACTTCTCCCACCTCTTCATGTTTGATAAAATTATCAGAAACTTCTCCGGAAACATATCCTTCATTACTTTCGCATTTATCTCTAAATTCTAAAGTCAAATGAATAATATTTCCATTGTCATATAAATTAATATTTTTTGTTTTTTCTAACGCATTTATTTTTTCAGTTAATTTAGATTCAGTAATTGAAAGTTCGTAATCAATAAAATAATCTAAATAATAATAATTTTCCCTACGCTGACCTTCTATTTTGTTAAATTGTTCTTGTTGATTAGAATTAATGTCTTTAATTTCTATTCCAGTTTGTAAAAGAAAATTATGAACAATTTCATTGAAAATAACTTGAACCTCTTTATCATTATCTAAGCTTCCTCTTTTAGGATTAATATAAGCTTCAGTCATTATTTCAGAATGTTTATTAACAAAATCATCAGGTAGTTCAAAGGCATTCATAAATGCCAAATCTTGAATTATTTCTTTTTCTAATCTTATAGCTAATTTTTCACCCATTTCATCTTGTCTATCTGGATAAACACCTACATAATTATCTCCATAATATATATGCATTTTATAATTCATTGTAGATAAAGGATTATAAGAATCATAACGAGGGTTTCTTATAGTTACAACTATCATTCCTCCTTTTTTAGAATCTAATTTATAATGACTGGCAACAACTTCTTCAACATCTGATTTTTCAAATTTAAAATCATAATCTTTTAACTCATCTGTAATAGGTGCTCTTCTTTCAGCTAATACTTCTTTACTTTTCTCTACATTTTCAGAAATTAAATTAGTTGATGCTTCTAAATCTAAAGCTAAAGATTTTGTTGCCTTTAAAATAGAATTAATTCTACTTAATGCATTTACTTTAATTGGAACCGCATTGTTCCACTCTTCTGCGTTAATGATAATATCTTCTAAAGAATTAACTACATCCTGAACTTCTCTTTTTAATTCTACTTTTGCTTGTGTTTCTTCCGATACAATTGCAGTAGGTTCTTCTTCTATAGTTTGATTTACATCAACCGGTTCTACTTCTTTTAAAATACCTTCTGTTTTAACTTTCTTTTCTTGTGACTCTATTTTAGCTATATATTCAGTATAATAATTTGGATTTTCTACTAAATGATCCATAGCTATTTGTTTAGCTATAGAAAGATCGTATGAATGTTCCTTTGCTTCCACTGGAATCCCCATAACTAACTGTTGCTTTATACTTTCTACTGAAACTTTATGAAGTATCGCGATGTCATTTATAGACATACCTTGTGATTTTCCGCCGTTCATTTCTTTTAAATTTAATAATTTTTTATTTACACTGATTTCTTTAGCTTCATTTACATTTATAACCTTGTCGTTGGGATTTTTGGGGGTAAAGAATTTTTTCCACATAACTGTTATAATTCTAAATACATAATCTTTACCCCTCTTAATTAAATTACCAACAACATTTAAATTGTTTTTTCCCTTTATAATAAATGTTTGAAATTGATTCGATAAGTCTATCATTTCATCTTGAGCTTTATCTATTAACTCTTCAACATCCTCTTTTACTTTAATAAAAGGCTTATCACTTCTTTCATAAGATCTTTCTATTGCATGAATGGAATAGTCTGGCATTATAGATTCTGAAAACTTTTCTAAATCTTCAAATTTAACCGCTGACCAATCTATTTCAAAATGATTATTTAAATCTTTAATTTCTTCTTGATAAGTTTCTGTTAAAATAACAGGCTTACTATTATGAGACGCTATAGACATTATTGGTTTACACCAAATACCTAACCCATCCATTCCAGTAACGAATACGTGAGTTCCATTAGGATGAAAGTTCTTTAAAGCATATTCTTTAGGATTTCCTTTAAATTTAAGTCCAGAATCACTTCCAAAGCGATTTTTTACAATAAAATCCTGTATTTTCTTTAAATCCGCCATTAATTTATACGTATTTTATAATAAATATAGGAAAAACTTGGAAGTTAAGTAAAAATACACTATCTTTATATAAACAAACAAAAACAACGAATTATGAAAACTTTTAATTACACAACAGAAATTCTCGGAACTTGCTTATTTACTTGTATTACTGTTTTTATGTGTTATGTTGGAACTATAATATTCTAAGTAAATGAATTTCCAAGAAAGAAAACAGCAACGAAAAGAACATTTTGAAAAGAATGTTAAAGGTTGGAAACAACGACCTTGTACAGCTTGTAATGGAAGTGGCTACTATGACACTTGTATAAGAGGTCGAATTCCTAAATGTGGTGCTTGTAATGGAACAGGAAAAGAACGTTATCTCTCTAAAGATAAGTAAATATGATTTCATACGAAAAACTATTAATTAGAGATAATAAAGAAGAAGCTAAAAAATGTTTCTTTATTGACAGAAATGGAAAGAAGCATAAATATAAAGGTCCTTGGAATGAAGAAATTATTTCCATGCATGAAAGAATTGCTCGTCAAATTTACCCTGATAAAGAATACGCAAGTGATTATGTTAAAAAAGAACTAGGTTGGATTATGATGGGAAGTACAGTTTATTCTGTCCCTATAATTTATTTTAAACCTTCTGAAAAACAAATTGAAACTCTAAAGAAGCTTGGGAGATTTGACCGTTTGTGTTTCTATTATGAAAAACATAATACTTTTCCTAATTATGAAAAATATGGAATACTCGCAGAAGAATTTAAATAAAAGAGGTTCGGATTTGCGACCGAACCTCTTTAAAGGAATTTCATGAACGATTTTAAACAACTTAAATTTAATAAAATTATTTTTGATTAGTTATAGTGTTTTCAGATAATGTATCAACTGTGATATTCTCTCCCGCTTATTATAAATATAGAAAAGGTTTAAATAAGGTGAACTTATGATAAAATAATTCTTACTAGTTAATTTAAAGTGTTAGGGAAGAAGAGTTTAGATCAATAGTCCTTGCGATAATTATCATAATAAACCTGCATCTTCACTGTAGCAATATCATCACTATCTTGAGATAATTCTCCACCATCTAAATTTTGAATACAAGCTCCAAATAAACGGAATTTTTGAATAACAGCACCTCCAGGATCTTCCATATTAAGAATAAGCGTTTTCTTATATAAAGCAGCATAACCACCTTTACCTGTAGAAAAATCTGTATGTTGTCTTTGCCATTGTTCTAATTTGTCATAAATAGAAGCTCCAATAGCATCTCTAAATGTAACATTAATAGGCTCACATTTAGTTTTACCTTTGTAATAGAAAGTTAAATTTTTATATTTTACTTCTTTCATTTCATTGGTAACTTTAGGGCGAGCTGCTTCAACTTCAAACCTTTCATCAATTCCCATTTCAACTGGAAATTCTAAAGACCAAAGGTCTTTTCTTATTGGTTCGAAATCGTTAGGAATTGAGCTAAACATACGGCCAGAGTTAACCGTTTTTGACTTCCAGGTTTTCAAGTAGTTATATTTATTATTTTTCATTACTTTATTATTTAACATTAATGTTATAAACTTCTTTTTTTATTATTTCTCCTTTTTGATTTAAAACTAAAAGTTCCACAGGTTTAATGTTATTGGCAACAAAAAGAAGTCTTTCTTTTTGAGTACTATATTTTTTATCTAAACCTAAAATTTCTTTATTAAAAATTCTATAAGTAAAAGGAGATTTAATTTCAATTATTTTTTCCGAGAATTCAAAATCTGCAATATAATTACCTATTGGTGTATTGTAAATTTTGCCATTCTCAGGAAGGGTTTTGTTTTCTTTTATTAAATTTTCAATATACATTTTTTCCCAAGAACCTTGACACTCTAATCCGTTTATTAAAAGAGTTTTGGAAATTCCTCCTTTTTTTATTTTTTTTAAAGTTTCATCACTATGTCTATATCCTTTTCTTGTTTTTAGTCTTCGCTTCTCCATATCCCTCCACTTTATTAAAGCCTCTTCTTTAGACATTCCTTTTTCAACCCATAAATCATAAACTGTTTTTCCTTTTCTCATTTCACCAGTGTGTTTGTGAGCACATAAATGACAAATAGTGTTTCCTTTTTCTCCCTTTAACATGTCATATTTATTATTATAACCCATTAATTGTCCACACTCTGGACAGTTTTTATGATATTTTTTATTTTGAGGGTTTAAATATTTTCCTTTACGACAATCGCTACAACAAGCTTTATTTTCTTCAGCAAATAACATATTAGTATGAGAGGAGTAAACCATAAGTTTTCCACATTTAAGACAATTTCTACTTTTCTGTTTATCTCCCCCCTTATAATTCATTATATTCACTTTAATTATAAATATTAAAAAGTAAATTATCTTTTAAGTTGTGTGCGAATCTTTTTACTTAAAGTTTCAATCTGTTTACGACCTATTTCGATTGTATTGTTAAGTTCTGTAAGATCGCTTTCATATAACTTTTGAAAATGATAACCTAAATTTAGAATAAGCTGCGTTGAAGCTTCTTCTAAAGCTTTTTTAGCTAAAGCTAAAGTTTGAAAAGCTGATGATATTCTTTTATCATCATCTGCTTCTTTTATTTGTTTTTTTTCTGACATTTTATTTTCAGTTACGGTTTTTTGTAATATTTGAATTGCTTTATTTAAAGAATCTTTGTCTTTAAAAGTAAAATAAACTAAACCTTGCATAGGTTTAATATTGTAATTAGTAATATTATTATCAGTTAAAGTCTTTTTTACTTTTTCTCCAACTTCTGGTTGAAAACTTAATGACATTTTTGCTTCAGTTTCATCAGCTAAATTATTTATACTTTCAGTTTTAATCATTTCTTTATTACTATCAATTACTATTTCAACAGTTTTATTAACTTTAGGACTTTTTCCTAAAATATTAGACTTGGGAGTTTTTTCTGTTTTACTTATTCCAGTTTTATCAAACTCAGGACCTTTTTGTTGAGATTCTTTTGTATCTTTAACAATAGAATCAAATTCTATTTCAGCTTCAGGAAATTCTTCTCCTTCTATATTAGATTTCTTAGGTTTAGAAGTACTAGCAACCTTAGGTTCAATATCTTCTAAAGGTTCATTTATTATAGCTTCAATTAATTCATCAGTGTCTTTATCTTTATCACCTAATAATAATTGTTTTTCATCTTTACCTTCTTCTTTTTCTTCTGATTCATATATATCATTACTAAGTTCTTTAGCAAGTCGTTGATTGTCACCTCCTGTAATATCTGACCATTCTTTATTTGCGAGTGACTTATCAAGGTTTAGTGCAGTCAATAAGTTCATGCGCTCTTCTTTATTAAATGCGTTCCATCGTTGACCAATACTGACGTCTTTTTCTTCAGAAATGATTGATTTTTCACCTTTATCTTCTGACTCGTTAAACTTTATTGTTTCTACATCTGATGGATCTAAGTTTTCATTTCTACTGCCATCCTCCCATGTAACATCTAAAGTACCATCTGAATGAACGTTTTCAACAACACCTTCAGAAGTAACCCCAGGTTCAAACTCTATTGTAACCATATCACCTTCTTTAATTATAGATTCATCAGGAGTTATTTCTTCTATATCTTCCAAATCACCCCATTCTCCAGTACAAACATCTACAGTTGCACTCCACTTACTTCCATCAGAACCTGTTCCTATTGCCCAGCATTGTCTAACACGACCATCAATTGCTTCCGTTTCTCCTTCTTCCCACTGAACCTTAACCACTTCTCCTTTTTTATTAACCTCTTCTGTCTCATAATCGGAATATGCTCCTTCTTTAATAGATTTTTTACCTTCATCCATATGCATAGGTGTATCAAAATACTTACCTGGATTTTCATCTATTTCTTCTTCTTGGTAATCTGAACTTTCTTCATCTCTTGTTGAAATAGGTGTTCCAAAATATTTTCCATGACCTTGTGCGCATTCTACAACAAATATATCATCTACATTGTCATAACGAATATCAATACCTGAATTTTTAGTGGACATGTCTAATAGATACTCATCCCATTCTTCTTGATCTAATTCGTTTAAAGCTGCATATTCTTGTGTGTTTGATCCAAACTCTGCATATGCGTAAGGAAAATATTTAAAATCTATAATTTCTGACCACATTTATTTTATTATTTATTTATAAATATAGAAAAAATTTTTACTTTATATTATAACAAAAAAAAAGTTAGTATTTCTTATAAAATTATATTTTTTAAAATTTTACCTTTCCCATCAATTACTATTAATTCTACTGGCTTTATATTTTGTGAAACCCAAGTTACTTTTTCTTTTTGATTTAAACTAATACGATTATCTATATTTGTTATTTCTCCATTAAACATTTTATAAGTAAATTCAGATTTGATTTCTATATATCTATCTTGATATTCAAAATCGGGATGATATATTCCTATCGGTGTTGAAACAAACATAGCTTTTTGAGGCAGAGATTTGTTTTCTTTAATTAATTTTTCAATATAAGCCTTTTCACTCCCTCCTTGACACCTTAAACCTGCTACATTATACATTTTACACCTAACTCCTAAATATTCACCTTTAGCCATTTTTCTCATTCTTGTCTTAGCTCGTTTTACTTTTGTTTCTTCACTTTGTTTTTTTCCTTTATTAGCCAATGATTGTTTTCTTTTAGATTCTTCAGAGCGTTTTTTTCCTTTATTTGCTTCACTTAACTTTTTATTTCTTTTCTCATATGTTTTAATATTTTTAGGATCACTCCAAGCTGCTTTTATACTTTCTCCTCTTTTTATATTTGTTAAATCTTTTTCCTCTTGTGTTTTAGAACTCATGGTTTTTTTAAATTTAACATATCTCTCTTTTGACTCTTCCGGATGTTCTTTTCTATATCTCTTATTGGACTCACTCATCTTTTTCCTTACTTCAAGACTTCGTTTTTGCCCTTTTAATTTATTACTTCTTGTTTGTGATTTTAATATTGCTTCTTCTAAAGTTAAACCTTTACTTAGATAAATCTCTATTAATGTTCTTTTTTGTTTTTTCATTGAGTGAATAGTTTTAGATTTTTATATTAAATATAGGTGAAATAAAAAAAGTCAATATTTCTATTGACTTTTTTATTTGAATTAGTTATGTTAAATAATAAAACTAACTTATTACATTATCTATAACTTGTTGTTTATTAATCTATTGAGTATTGAAATTCAATGATCCGTTAACAAGTGAAAATTCTAATATTATGCGCTCCACTGGATATAAAGGAACTATTTCAATTTTTCCATATAAAGTAGTTCTATCATTTGGATCATCAGTAATAGTAATTTTGAAATCCTCTAAACCTTGTTCGCGTTTAATTCTAGCGAAAATAGGTTCAATAGCATCAAGCATTAAATCTTTTAAAGCTTTTCCAGTGTTTAGTTGATGTAAAATAGGTCTTAGAGATTGATTTAAAGCTTTTTTAGCATAACCTAATAAAAGTCTATTATGAATAAAACTTCTAGCTGAAAGAACTTCTTGAGTTGTTCTTGATTCAGTAATTTCATAACCTGAACCTGGGAATAAAGTAATAGGATTAATATTAGCTGATTTAAGAATTTCTCTATCTGGTAATTTCATACGTTGACGTGTGCGAACTAAATTTTCAGTTACAGTTCTTAAAGAACCAGCAGGTGGTTGATATACGTTTTCATTTGTTGCAGTAGCAGCTATAGTTGCAAATGCTAATACTGAAGGTGGAATCCAAGGATTAATATTATTTACTTCATCTTTAAATTGCCAATCAGGATAATATGTTGCGGCAAATGAAGATAACATATTTGAACCTTGTAAAGCTATCTTAGCACTTGTTGGGTTTATTTCTGGATAACTTCCTGAAATATAACCATAGTCAAAGTCAAAGATAAATAAAGCATCACCTCTACCATTTTCACCACACATTTCTAATATTAATTCAGTTGCATTAGGATGCATTTCAAAGTTAATATCAGGAGTAATGATTACTGAAAAGTCAGCTTCTAATGATTCAGCATCATTTAAAAGTTTTATAGCATCTTCTAAAGCTTCATAATCTTTAGATGTAGTTATATCCCATTCTCTTTGTTTATAAACATTGAAACCATCAAAACCTCCAAATATGTTAACTACATATTTAGAACGTTTAACTTTATCTAATCCTGTAACTGGTGTTGTGCTAGTTGTAGAAGTATAATAAGCTTTTGGTTCAGCTAATTTAAAAGAAGCAGACACAATTGTATATAAAGTTCCAGTAGAAATCATTTGAGGATTTAAATGGAATCCAAGGCCTACTGCAGCGTCATAAGAAATTAAGTTTTTAAATGATAAATTGTCTGGAGTAATAGCTTTCATCATGTTAATGCTATTATTAGGTAAACCTAAATATTGTCTTGTTGTTGGTTTAGCTAAATCATAACTTGTAGCCCACATAACATCTGGAGCTTTAATTCCATTTATACTTGGAATTCCTTCTACACCATAAGGTAGAGAAGTATCAGGAAGAACATCATCTTCATTTAATTCAACAAAAATGAAACTTGATTGTAATTCAAATTGTTCACCATCACCTATTCTTCTTAAAATGTAATTAGAAGAAGTTGAATCCATTGTTAAATTAGAGAAAGATTCGTAAACAACTTTTTCTTTATCATCAGTATCAGAATTAGCTCTTACTATAATATCGAAAGAACCTTTTAATAAATTTCCATCAGGATTAATATTAGATACTTCTATTTTTATTTCTGTATTAGCAGCTTCTCCATCTGATATACTCCATATTCTAAATAAACGTTTTGTTTCACCATTTTCATCGAAATCAGAAACAAACCAAGGAGTTATTGGAGTTTGGAATTCTACTTCAGTTCCAACAGCGCCACCTAAATCCATAACTTCTCTTTCCCATGTAGGAGTGAAAGTCTTTTTAATTGTTCCTCCACCTATATAAGAACCAGATGTTACTGGAGTATTACCTTCAGCATCTTTAATTGTAAATGTTGTTCCTGAAGGAGTTGCTTTAACATACCAATTACCATTAACTGAAACAGTTCCTACTAAAATACCATTTATATTAACTAATGTTACAGGATCGTTGACATTTAGTCCATGATCAGTTGTAGTTTCTATTATAATGTTTGCTCCCGGAGTTGCAGAAAGAACCACAAATGAAGGATAAGAAAAGTTTTCTTGAATTGTAATATTTCCAGTTGCTAAAGTTAAATAACCTCTATCATTATCATAACCTAAACCACCAATAACAGGAGTATCACCAGGATAGTAATATCCTGAATAACCTGTGCCTATTCCAGCTGTTGTTGTTGTAACAATTTTATGAGCTACAGAAGGATAAATAAACTCTACCCATAATGGAGGAACTCCACCTTGTAGTTTAGTTGTATCCCTTGGATCAGTTCCAAATATTTTTGCTATGTATTGATTTGAAGTAGGTCTTAAAGAACATTTAACAATCATCGGAGGATAAGTTGTTTGATTTCCTTTAAAATAAATAGTCATTAAGAAAAGATCATCTGTGCAAGCAGTTGTTAAATCACTTTGTGTTGTTGCACTTAATTGTACATAATCAACTTCTGCATATAATGTAAAAGAAGTTCTTCTTGGTTTTAAAATACAAACTACTGTTTCTGCAGCTGCCACTAAAGGTTTACGTGGTTGTACTGTACCTCCACCTGTCCAAGCTCCAACAGCTACAATAGCACCAACTGTAATTTCAAATACTACACTTACACCAGGAGTGTTTACAACGTTAGCTGCTATAAATTGACCATTAGCACTTGTTACTCCAGTTATACCGGCTAATACTACATAATCTCCTGTTACGAAAGCATTATCTCCAACTGTTTGAGCATCTGCTGTAATAACAACTGTAGTTGTTCCATTAGTAGTAATATCATTGATTTCTAATAAAGTTCCTGCAGGTTCAACACCAGCTAAATTATACATAATAGCAAATGCTTTATCATAGCCGCCCGATGCTACATCTTCATTATAACCTTCTAATCCTAAGATTCTAACTTCTTTTAAATTATTTGCTTGTTCTAAGAATTCATAAGCAGAATAAGAGGTTTTAAAACTAGGATTTAAATTACCCATTCGAAGCCTTCTTTCATCAAAGTCAGCTGAAGTCATAATTTGGAAAGCAGGACCTTTTTCCATTAATCCTAAAATAGCTCCAGCAAATGAACCAGCATTTTGCTGAACAATTGTTAAATCTGTTTCAGTGTTATAAGTCCCGCTAGATATATTAGTAATGCGTTTTTTTGCCATTGTATTTATTTTTTAATTGAATTTATATATAAATATAGAGAAGAATACAAAAACCGATTTAAATATTTAAAACTTTATTCGGTTTTCTTTCTTTCTTCTAAAATTCGTACTTCAACAACTTTAAGAGTTTCACCATTGTCATTTGGAGTAGCGTCTCTTTCTGACATGTTTAGTGAGATCACGTTTGGTCTTTCTCTTTTTTGAACATCTTTTAAATCTCTTAAAAACCCTATTACATTTATATTATAATCTAAAACATAAAGAGATTGTCCATTTACATTTCTATCTTTAACCTCTAAAGAATTTATTTTTTTAAAATCTTCAGGCATAATTTCAAATCTCTCTCTATCTAACAATAATACATTTCTTTTATTTTTAAAATATTCCAACATAAATCTTTCAAATTGATTGAGATTATCTCTTAAAGTTGTCATGAATTTAAAAATGTAAGAGAATTTTGTCATTATAGGGTGAGGAGTAATCCATTCTTCATAAACTAAACCTTGAGGTTTCATAGTAGGAATAACATATATGGCAGGCTTATTAGAAGGAGATGTTCTATATAATGGAGAAGATTCTTTTCTCCAACAAGTGAAATAGGGAAGTTTTAAAAATTCTTTAACTTCATCAAACTTCTCAGGATTTTGAAATCTTAAAGAAGCTATTTCTGCATCTAACATTAATAAATCTAATTCTTGTCCGGCAACTTTCCAACGACGATGAAATTCTCTAAAAACAGCTTCGTCAATATTTTCAAGAGTAATAGGACGAAGCGAAAAGTTCGTATATTCATCAGGTAAATGTGAATAGTTTTTGTCTCCTGATAAATTCATAGTGCTATTTATCGGAACAGTGATTTCTTTAAAATCCTTAATATTTTTAAGAATTCGCCTTTTAATCGACATTTTTAATATTGTTTTTCATTATACTTTTCATTCTGCGTTCCTGATTCTTCTGTCATGGAAGGCGTTATATTTTCACTATCCGCTTCTATGCAATAAAATTTTATAGTCACAGCTTCCTTGTCTGTTAGAATAGAGTTTTTATCGGAATCTAATAAAGATTTTCTATGTATTAAATACATTCTATTTTTAATAGTGAAATAATCTCCTAACTGAGGCCATATTCCTAATTCTTTTAAATGATCAATATAAACAACAAAATCTAAAGAAGCTATTTGATTAGGAATATCTTCTACAGTTACTTCATCAGCTTCTTTAATTGATATAATTCCATTAACTGCTGTGCCTCTAGGATTTCTCCAAGCTTTTATTAAAATTTCTCCATAAAAATTCTTTTTACTTCTTTCAAAATCAAGTTCTAGAAAAAGTGCTGTAGTGTCTGTATATTTTTCTACAGCAGTTCTACTTTTATTTTTAAGATAGTCTAAGGTTTTGTTTCCAAAGCCAGTTCTTTCATTATTTTTAGGTGATCCACTCATTATTTAACTATCTGTAAGAATAACTTTCTTTTCCATTATACTACTGGTGCTGTAAATCTTATTACTGAAGAATCTGGAGAAACAACGTATGTGACTGTCCATCCAGCTGCTGTATATAATGAAACTATTTCATCATATATTTTTGTATACCTTCCTAAATTTATATTTGCAGCCTTTAAAAAAGCTTCAAATTCTGTTCGTCTATTAAAATCTACATATGTTCCTGTAAACCTTAAATATAATTCTTTGTCATAAAAACCTTCGAGAAAAATCAATAACAATTGCTCCAACATATTGAAATCTGGATTGTTAACTAAATTTTGTAATACCTGCGCGTTTATAGCCATTATGTTTTCTCCTTTATTTTTGTTTCTTCGAATATCTCATACTTTACGAGTTAAAGTTAAAGATATTTTCTTTTTATGTTCTGTGGAAAGTTTTTTACCCTTATTCCAGGCTATTTGACCTTTATTTTTTAAACTTATTTTTATTTTTGTTTCTAAAGAATGTTTTCTTCCTTTATTTTTTATATTAGGTTTCCCTTTGCGAGCTAAAGACATTTCCCTTTTTGTTTCTTCAGAACGTCTCTTTCCTGTTTGAGCTAAAGACATTTTCTTTTTAGATTCTTCAGAATGTTTTTTCCCTTTTTTAGATTGACTTATCTTATCTCTCGTTTCTTGTGAAGTTAAATGACCTTTAAGAGTTTCAGATACTTTATTTCTTGATTCTTCAGACATTTTAACAACCCCTTTAACTCCCTTATTCCAAGCTATTCTTCCTTTGTTAGATTGACTTATTCTACTTCTCGTTTCTTTAGATACGAAATGTCCTTTTTTAGGACCTCCACCGTGATTCTCAGACATCTTTTTTCTTGTTTCTTCTGTTAAATTACTACACCCCTCACCACCGTTTTGCAAATTAGTTAACCTGCAATTCCAACTTTTATATAATTGAATATAAAATCTCTCCCAAAATTGCCATTCGCTTTCGTTAACCTCATCGATAATATTTAATATAGGTTCTAAACTTCTTTCTTTTAAAGATTTAATCCAACTACACTTGTAAGATAAGTGTTTATCTTTTAAATGTCTCGCAAATCTTATTTGAGGATTGTTAGCTTTACCTATATACCTAGTTTCATCTGTTATAGGATCTATTAATTCATATAAAAACGTTGTTTTCATTAACCTATATTTTATATAAATATAGACAAAGATAATAAAAGTAAAATTGCTCCTACGAAAAATTTCCTAGGACTATATTTGTTTACCTTTGCCGCACTTTCAAATATGATTGCTTTATTTTGATATTGTTTCAACGGAGAAAGTTCTTCTAAATATAATTTTAACTCTTCAAGCAGTTTTTCTTTTTCTACTTTAGATTCATCTAATAAAGATTGATAATCAAATTCTATTTGGTATTCTGATTCTCCTGAAGCAATCTTCTTAATCGCTCTTAATTTTGAAGCAAACATATATTTGGATAAAGCTACAGTCCAATTCTCTACCCAGTTTTGACTAGGAGAATTTAATTCAGACCATTTTATGATATCTAATTTTACTTGAGAAGGTTTAGATATTAATAAATCTTCATCTCCTTCTTCTTGTAATAATAACATGTCTTCTTCATTGACATAATAATAATAAACTCTACTATTAGCAGGTAACCCATCCATTCCATTTCCCGGCATAGGAGTTATTTCAATTTTATCTCCTGATATATTATAAAAGAATTCACTTCTTAATATTTTATTTCTCGTTTCTAAAGATTGAGCTAATAAAACAACATCAAAGGCAGTTCCTAAATAAGACATTAAATTTTGTCCATACATTAATCCAGCATTTCCAAATACAGTTAAACCTCCATCTGTTATTGCTGGGTTAAATTGCCCACCCATAATTTCAGGTTTAGCTACCCACATAACTCTATGAATTCTTCTTTCACCACGTTTATAAGGAACACTCGATTCTAAAGATAAATCATAAACCTGTCTCCCGTTTTCAATAACAAAATAATCTTTATTCCAAAGAGCTTTTCCACCTACTCTCGCCATAGAAGCAAACCAATCACTTATTCTTTGTGCAATCATGGGATTTTCATGAATAAATTGATTTGTGAAATTTATAGAAGAATCAAATCCTTGAACATTGCTAAAATTACTCGTAATATACCAATTATTTATTTGCTCTGCATAATCTTTAACAGCTTTACGCATAAGAATTTTAATTTCTCTTTCAGTAATATCAACATCTACTTGTGAGCCGCCCAAAAGTGTTTGTATGAACTCATAAATTTCAGTTAAATCACAACTTGCAATATCTAATTTCATTGATTTTTACAGGTTTAAGTCACTACTTTTGATAGTTTTATTGTTATTTTTATTATAAATATAGGTTTTTACTTGGAAGTTTGTGATTTAATTAGTATCTTTATACTATAAATAAAAAACAATGATAAACCAAGTAAAAAACAGTATGTTTTTCAAGGAATTAACTACAAAAGGTAAAGTTTACTTTGTAGGAGGAAGTGTAAGGGATTCTTTTCTTAATATTCCTTCTAAAGATATAGATTTATTAGTTTCAGGAATTGAAATTGAGAAATTAAAAACAATTTTAACTCCATTTGGAACGGTTAATTCTGTAGGAGCATCGTTTTCGGTTCTTAAATTTAAACCCTTTGAACTAAATTTAAAAGAGCCTATTGATATAGCCCTTCCTAGAAAAGAAATTAAAATTGGAGAAAAGCGAACTGATTTTAAAATTATTTCTGATCCCGCTATGACTATTGAAGATGATTTAATTCGCAGAGATTTTACTATCAATAGTATTGCTTTAGATTCAAATTTAAATATAATTGATCCTTTTAATGGATTAGAAGATCTAAAAAAAGAAATTATAAGAATGACTAATGCAGAACATTTTTTAGAAGACGAACTTCGGTTTTTAAGAGCTATTAGATTCGCCACTCGTTTTGATTTTATAATGGCAATTGATACTTTTAATGCTATTATTAGTAACACCGAAAGTTTAAGAAAAATTTCTAAAGAAAGAATTCAAGATGAATTTATGAAAATTTTAGGAGGTAAAAATCCTGTAAGAGGAATTCAACTTTTAATGAGAACACACTTAATTGAAGAAATTCTTCCTGAATTAGAAAACTGTGAAGGTATTGAACAAAATAAATTTCACTCCAAAGATGTTCTTGGTCATATTTTAGATGTTGTAGGTAACGCTAAACCTACTGCTATTCATCGTTTAACTGCACTCTTACATGATATTGCTAAACCTGAGTGTAAGACTGTTACTGAAACAGGAATTCACTTCTACGATCATCATATTAAATCAATGGATGTTGCTAAAAATTTTATGACTGAACTTAAATTTTCTAACGATGAAATTGATTTAGTTACAACCACAATTAAAAATCATATGGTTTTTATGGATGAAGCAAGTAGAAATCCTAGGGTTGTTAGAAGGTGGAGAATGAAGTTAGGTGAAGAAAAATTTAACTTTCTTTTAGACCTTATGGAAGCTGATGTTAAATCTTGTAACGATAAAAGAAATTGGGTTGAAGATTTACGCACAATGCAAATTGTTGAAAAACCTATTCTTATTCTTCCTGTTGACGGAAATGATATTATGACATTATTCAATATTAAACCAGGTCCTAAAGTTAAAGAACTAAAAGATATGGTTATTGATATGGTTTGCGAAAATCCTGATATCACAAAAGAAGAAGTCATTGAAAAACTTAAAACTTTATAATATGAAAACAGAAGAAATTATAGTAAAATTCAAATTAACAGGTCCTATTGAAGTTAAAGTTGATAAAATTATAACTAATTGGAGTCACTTGTGGTTTATAATGGAAAGCAAAGGAGCAGAAGGTGTAAGTTGGCGGTTGGTAAAATACATACGCAAAAATTCTCCTATTGCTGATTTTAAATTTACAATATCTGAAAATCAAGCAAAAGAAATAATAGAAAAACTTTCACTTATTCCTGAACATTCATGTTCTTTTACTTCCTGGAGGAGGAGTTGTTAATAAACTTAAAACTTTATAATATGAATTTTCAAGAAGTTTATAACGAAGCTATGAAACAAGGTCGCGAATATGCGATTAAAACACAAGGTGAAAATTTTATGATTTATCCTTGTGGTTTTGCTTGGGTTAAGTTTGATGGTCGCTCGCCATTTGGCAAATGGCTAATTGAAAACAATATTGCGAGAAAAGATTACCCTTCTGGTGTATCAATATGGATTAGCGGCTATAATCAATCTATGTATCATAAAGAAACTCATGCTATTGCAATGGTTGTTTATTTACAAAGCCAAGGAATTAAATGTAGTGCTCATTCAAGATTAGGTTAAAAAGCCGAAAGCCTATAATTTCTTATAGGCTTTCTTTCTCAACACTTATATTATGGTTGATAAGATATTTTTTTATTCTAATTTCAAAATAACACCAATCTTTTTCACTTGTTTGTAAATCTAATGTTACTTTATTATACCAAGAATATTGTTTCGCCCATTCTTTAAATTTCTTAAAATACTTTTCATCTTCACCGCGAGTCCATATTCTATAATCATTATCTTCATAATCTTCTTTTAAAGGTTCTTTTTCCCTCTTAAATGTTGTCCTATGTAACTTTTACCAGTTAGCAAATTGGTTATTTTATATATGTACCATGTTCTCATTGCTTTATCAAAACATCTTTTTCGGTTGTTATTTTATCATAATAACTCATAATTTTATCTTTATATTTGTCTATATAAACTTTTACTTTATTTTCATCAGCAATAACATTACTCGCTTGTAATAATGAAGTAAAATGCTTTTTATATAATTCTTTTACTGCTGTTCTCGATAATGTTAAAAAGAACGCTCTTCTCGCTAAATCTTCAATTTTATCATTGGAAAGCACTATTTCGTCAGGAATTTCTCTAAATTCTTGAAAAATAACACGTTTTCCTGTTATTTTCTCCAACTTCTTTATTAATTTAGTGGTTTCTTTCATTATTCTTCTATTAAATATAGAAATTTTATGTTTTTATTTGGAAGTTGGGTAAAAATACACTATCTTTATACTATAATTAAAAACAAATTGATATG